AACACAGTTACACTTTGATAACAATGCAGCATACTCTACAAGAGGTAGAGTTCGTGCAATTATGAATGGTGGACCTGATGGTATTCAGGCATTGCTTGGTGACAACCTAAAAGGTTTCCAAGATTGGCAAGTACCTGTACCTAACCTTATGATGTCAGGTTTAGAACATTTGGCACAAAAGATTGGTCGTATTCCTAACTTAAAAGTAGATGTACCTAATGGGAAAGACTCCGATAGAGCAAGACAGAAAGCTGAAAAGGTTGGAAGGATTGTTAATGCGTATGATGAGGTACAGAAACTAGATTTACAAATGCCACAAGTAGGTAGATGGCTACCTGGTTATGGTTTCTCTGTGTGGGTAATTAGAGAAAAGAGAGATGCTAATGGAACACCATATCCTTGTGCAGAACTTCGTGACCCATACAATTGTTTTCCAGGTTACTTCGGTGCAGATCAGCAACCTAAAGATATGGCTATTGTTCGTAGAGTTCCTAAAGAAGCTCTAGCTAGAACATATCCTAAATATGCAAATCAAATATTAAATAAAGATGCTTATAACACAGATTTCCTAGGTGTAGGTAATGCCTATGCTTCTGCATATACAGACCAGTACAATGGCTCTTGGGCTAACAGTAATGGTGATGGCGACTTAATAGCAGAGTATTACAACTTAGAGGGAACTTATATTTTCCATATGACCTCTGCAACTATTCTTGACTTCATACCAAATCCACTAGATAGTGGACCTGCCTTTGTCATAGGTAAGAAATTTAGCTTTGACAGATTGCAAGGACAGTATGACCAGATCATAGGACTTATGGCTTCTATGGCAAAGATTAATGTGATGTCAATAATAGCAATGGAAGATGCAGTCTTTACAGAAACTAACATATCAGGAGAGATAGAGTCAGGACAATATCGTAAAGGTAGATTTGCTGTTAACTATTTAGCTCCAGGTACACAGGTTTCTAAACCAGCATCTAATGTTCCTTATCAAATTTTTCAACAGATAGATAGAATAGAACGACAACTTCGTGTCGGTGGTTCATATCCTTCGCAAGATGATTCGCAGTCACCACTTAGCTTTGCTACTGGTAGAGGACTTGAAGAACTAGGAGCATCTATGTCACTTATGATTAGAGAGTACCATACTGTTATGGCTGACTCTATAGAAATGATTGACTCTAAAAGATTAGAGTGGGATAAAAAAATGTATGGTGGTACTAATAAATCACTATCTGGTTATATGGACAATACTTTTTATTCAGAAAACTATGACCCAGCTAAAGACATTAGTTCTTTCCAAACACGAAGAGTGTACGGAGCTATGGCTGGATATGATGAACCACAGAAGATAGTTACAGGACTGCAATTACTTAATGCAGGAATTATTGATAGTCAAACATTACAAGAAAACTTAGATGGACTTGATAATATTGTTAGAGTCAATGAAAGAATTACAAAAGAAAAAGCAGACAAAATATTATTTGAAACACTGTTATCACAAGCCCAACAGGGCGACCCTAAAGCAACAATGACAGTTGTACAAATAAGAAAAAATCCAGGTGATATGCAAAATATATTAGATAAATTCTTTACTGCAGAGGAACCAGAAATTCCTGAAGCAGAACAAAGTCTGATACAAGGATTACCAGAAGGAGCTGCCTTGCCACCACAAGGTGCTCCACCTGGTATAGGACAACTACTACAAGGTTTAGGACAATGAAAGATATTAATAATGAATTTGTTGACATAGTCAATTTTTGTTTAGATGATGTAGATGAAATTGGTAATGATATATTATTAGAAAAAAGATTAACTGAACCTACAATCTACACAGACCAAATGCCACCATTGGTATTTCCATTTGGTTATATGATTATAAGTTCAACATTTGCTTTTTTTGAAGAGGAAGAGGAAGAATGAGTAGAGCACCTAAAGTAACAAAAACAGCATTAAATGTACCTCCAGCAGGTAGAAACTTTGTAGACAATAGCAAGATGGGTTATGGAGAAAAAGTAGAGATGCAAAGATTTTTAGATGAATCACCTACAGTTAGTAATGAAATTGTTACAGATACTGTAGCTCCACAACAAATACCACTTGACCCTACTGTACAAAAACAATTAGATTTAGATGTCTTTGCTGGTACTAATAGAAAAAATGAAAATGTACGAACAGGATTAGGTGTACCTAACAATATGAGAAGTACAAGAGAATTAGTACAAGAAATGTATGACCTAACAGGTGACCCAGACTTAGCCAGATTATTGAGTTAGTATGTCATTTTCAATATTTGATGGCGATATTGCAGATGATGATATAGCAAGAAAAGAACAAGACAAAAGAAATACACCTTCAACTATAAATGAAGAAATGGCTAAACAAGCTGCTTCTATAGCAAATAAATACCCAACACTTCCTGCAGGTGCAGTTGTAGGTGCTGCTCGTTTAAACATATCACCTGATGACCCAAGACTACAACAAATTGTAATACAAGATTCAATTCTTAAAGAAGAAGAAGGATATGGTGCTGTTAAAACTGCTGGTAAGTTTGCTAAAGAAAAAGGTAAAGCAGGTTTAAGAGGACTGTTTCTTGGTTTTCAATCAGCTTGGGAAGAAGGATTACCAGAAAAAGTAAGATACTTAGAAGCTAGACAGCAGGGTATGACACCAGATGAAGCAAAAGCAGCTTCTGAAACAGAGTTGTTTAAAGCTGGTATTACAGGTAAAGGTGATTTAGGAGATGGTTTATTTTTAGGAAGCACTGACCCAACAACAACTGATGAGTATAAAAATCTAGTTGAATCAGGTGTTAGTCCTACAGATGCAAGACAGTTCGTTTTAGATAATGTTTTAGCTCCACAGATATACGAAGAGCAAAGACTAAAAGCTGAAACAGGAGTACAGTTTCAAGGTGAAAGAAGAGCTAAGTTTGAAGCAGCAGGTGTTGCTCCAACAGTAACTATTGGTCGTTGGTTGTTTAAACCATTTGATGAAGTAATAGAACCAGGTACTAAAGCATATAGTTTTATGACTGGTGCTATTGACTTAGCTGCACAAATATTTGCTGACCCTATAGCTTTAGCAACATTTGGTTTATCTAAAGTAGGTAAACTAGGTAAAACATTTACTTCTTTACAAGATATGAAAAAATTTGAATCTAGTGGATTGATTAATGCTGCTAGAAAAACTATACACGGACCTACATCACAAGCATTCTTAGCTGGAGATGAAGGGTTAGTATTTAAAAAATTCTTATGGGAAAATGCTGAAGATGGCAATGTAATTATTAAACAAAGTGGTGAACAAATTAAAGACCAAGAGTTTTTGTTAGGACTTAGGAAACTAAAACAAAAAAATCCAAAAGCTACATATGATGATATTAATAAGCAGCTAACTGATTATGTAGATGATTACTTAGTTAATAAACAATTAACAAACAATATGCTTCCAACCATAGGAAAAAAAACAAATCGTTTAACAAAAATGATGGACAAAACATACGGAGCCAGAATGGTAACTGGAGATGTAGATGGTTCATTAGTTCAGATGACAAGATTACTTAATTTAGCTACTGACCAACTGGATGCTGATGCTGCACAAAAACTAAGTAGAAAATATTTTAACAAAACATTAGATGCTTTAGATAGTGATGATGCACCTACAGAGGTAGTTAATACATTAGTTGAGTTTTTTCAAAAAGATTTTAAAAATCCTATCGTAAAAAATATGGGTGGAAAAATAAATAAAGATGGAAGTATATTAAGCAAGGTAGATGCTCCTAACGACCCACAGGCGTTGTCAGAATTTCAAATAAAACTTATTGAAAGAGGAACTAATGTAATGGGTAGATTTTATGCTGAAGGTGAAATGGCTAAGACTGCAGGTAGAAAATATAGTAATTTAGATTTAAACTACACACCTACATTGCAAAAAATACTAAACAAAAAAGGTAAACCTGTAAATGAAGAAGCCTTGTTAATGAGTCCATTAACAGTTACACAGTTAGCTGATGAAATATTTTTACCTAACCCAACAGATTTATTAAGAATAAGCAAAGCATTAGACAGCAAATTAGGTCGTTTAGGAAGTGAGTTCTTTGCTGGTGAAAGTACAGATACAGTGCGAAGATTTATGGATGCTTACTATGGTGGTGTTTTTAAACCATTAGTACTACTAAGACCAGCTTGGACAGTAAGAGTTGTTTTAGAAGAACAAATA